ACCGACAGCCATGAAAGAGTACATGATGGATGGCTACGAGAATGGTAGCTTTAAAGACTTCAATGATTTTTGGTCACGCATGTCTGCGATCACTCTTGAAACTGCAAAATCAGCAACCGTTGGGGTTGCAACCGAAATGACTGCGGGGCTTATTAACCCTGCTACAGTAAAGATAGCAGAAAAATTTGCATCACCTCTTGCGAAGAAAGTAGCCGATGAACTGGCAAAAGTAACAGTTATGTCTACTGTAGGAAGCGCACTAGAGGGTGAAATGCCGACCGCTAAAGGCACTACGGAAGCCGCGATAATGGTAGGCATGTTTCACTCTGTCGGCCCAATCAAAAGAAAAGTGATGAAAACTTTCATTGATAAGAACGTTTCACCAAGCCAAGTCGCGCTCGACAGTGAAAAGAACCCCGCTATTAAACAAGATTTACACGCAACCAATAAAGATATTCCAGACGCTTATAATGAAAGACCGGTAGATAAAGCGGCAACCGAAGCACTTGGTAAACCTCTTGACCCAATGTTCACTGAAGAGGAAATCAGAAGTCAGCCACCGGAAGTTAAAATCGGAAAAGATTTAGAAGTTGAAACAAAACCCGTCGAAGTAAAACCTTTAACCGAAGGGACTTCTTTTGAAGAATCGTTCGAGGCCATTCAATCACAGTTGGTTACTAAAGGCGGCGAGACGATAGCTCAAAGAGCAAAAGCGGCTAAAGATTTTTTCGTTGATTCAATTGAGAACATGTATACGAGAGTGGTCGATCGGTTTGACCCAATGAAAGAAGCAAGAGACGAATTACTAAAAAGAGGGTTAGTAGATACAGGAGTAGGTTCTTACAAACTCGCTAGACTTTCGCCGGATGCCAAAGCAAAGGCGCTGTTATTCGTGAAACATGAAACATTAGATTTTCACACTATGGAAAGAAGCGGAGAGGGTTTGAATGAAGCATTAAGCGGCATCCCTAAAAACGAAATGAGAATGTTTGATGCTTTCCTAGCAGCTAACCGCTCAGTAGAATTGCGCGCGAGAGGCATTAAGGATACTGGTTTTCCTGAAGGCCACGATGCAAACTACGTGAGTAAAGCCCCCGCGCATTTTGTTGAAGCCGCAAAAAGAGTTACTGAATACAGAAATAGAAACTTAGATTATTTGGTTCAAGCCGGACTACTTGAGAAAGACGTAGCTCAGAAATTTAAAGACGAACATAAACTTTACGTACCGTTTAACCGTATCGTTGATATCAATAACGAAATTGCGATCAGCGGTAAAAAAGGTAAAAAAATAGGTAAGGAATTAAAGGGAGCAAACGACTTAAAAACTCAAAGTCCACTTCAGGCGATTTCGCTCGACACTGCCACTTTCATGCAGTTGGCGGAAGCAAACCGCGCGCGTGTTGAAATGGTAATGGAGCAGGAGTCGGTCGGAGGCAAAAACCCTCTCCTATACAGAGTTAAAACACCGGGAAAAATTGTAGTGACCAAAGAGATGGCAGAAATGCTAAACACACTTGGTATCCCGACTGAATCAGGAGAGGCATTTGAATTTACTCGCCGTAATACTGAATTAAAAGAAAACCAATTTGAAATCTACCGCGAAGGACAACGAGAAGTGTGGGAAACTGCGGACCCTGAACTTGCCAAATCCCTTAAAGCCATAGACGGGGAACCCGGCATGAGAAATGTCATAATAAAGGTCGCATCCTCTATATCAAATATGGTTAGGGGTACAACGTCTGTTACTCCTGATTTCATCTTGCGAAACTTTTTCGGCGACCAATTGGCGGCACAGATTTTAAGTAAACACCACGGCGCTCAGATACCTCATACGTTTCAAGCCCTCGGCGACTTAATGGGTAAAGAACATTCAGAGGTTTGGAAACAATTTTTAAAATCCGGCGCGGCTGGAGGGTCTATGGTGGATTTAAACGCCCATTATTTTGACAAAGAAATATATAAGCTCCAAACAGAAACCGGTTTCATGGATGCCACATGGAACGTGATCAAAACACCTTTCAAAGCGATGGAAGCAATTTCATCCACTCTTGAGCAATCCACTCGTTTAGCTGAATTTAAACGCACTACCCAAGGTGATTACTCTATCAATAAATTATTTGAGGCCGGATTTAACGCAAGAGAGGTAACAGTAGATTTTCAACGAAGAGGTTCGGCAGTGAGTGTTTTAAACTCAATCACTGCTTTCCAAAATGCGGGCATTCAAGGTTTAGATAGATCGGTTCGAGCGTTCAATGAAAACAAAGGGAAGTTTACCGCGATGGCGGGCCTCACTGTTACCGCACCTACACTTCTTAACTACGCAGTAAATAAAGATGACCCAAGATACCGTGATGCCCCAGCTTGGCAGAGAGATATGTTTTGGGTAGTGCCGACTGATAAATGGGTGAAACCAGACCCAAGCGATGACATTTCAAAACTACCGGCGTACTTAGTGAAAATAGGTGATGACGGAATGCCACTGGTAAACCGAGGTGTCACTTTCCGCATTCCAAAACCGCGTGAGATTGGGTTGGTTTTTGGTTCTCTCGTAGAGCGATCACTGGATTTGTTCTTTGAAAAGAACCCGGACGCTTTCAAAGGTTTCGCAAGTTCAGTTCTGGACGGTATCACTCCGCCGGTTGTCCCTAGCATAGCGACCCCTGTGGGTGAAACGTGGGCTAATAAAAATATGTTCACAGGCGACGCCATCGTTCCACATTCAAGCGAGCGTTTACTTCCAAGAGATAGATACAGCGAGTACACTTCAGAACTTGCTAAAAAAGTGAGTGTGATTTTAACAACACATGTACCTGCACTTGAGCATAAAGACGTTGTGGCTCCGGCAGTAATTGATAACTGGATTGGTGACTGGACCGGCAACATGGGCCGCTACATTCTTTCCGGTATTGACTACGTACTGAAAGACAACGCTCCGGAGAAATCCACTGCGGACATTCCGTTCATTAAAGCTTTTCTTGTTCGTAACCCTTCAATGGGTGGCCGCATAATGCAGGACTTCAATGAACAAGTAAAAAATATCAATCAATATCAAGCATCTATTAGTAAGTTGGATAAAAGTCAAAATCCAGAAGACAGGATGAGAATGGCCGAAACTCAACAAAGACTTTTAAAAGAATACCCTGACTATAGGCGCATTCTTAACGCTTCGCAAGCAATACAAAATATGCGGCAGTTCGTTCATAACGTTTACCTCACAACTAAAATGAACAAACATGAAAAGCGACAAGCAATCGACGGTACGTATTACCAAATGATCGAAATGGCAAGAGGTACTAAAAAATCAACTTTACAGGGCGATGAAGAAAGCGAAGAATAAAACTAATGTCAGTGTCAACTAATCAAAATCGTTTTAGTAGCCTTGGGGATGGAGTGAATGATACATTCAACTTCCCTTCCTATTTCAAATCTCAGCCCGACATTTTGGTGTTGGTCACTGATGACACAGGTATCGTGACCACAAAAGTTCTCGATGTTGATTACAGTATCAACGGAACTCCGGTTGCAGGATTTGGTTACAAAAACGGAGCAGATATTGTTTTTGCGGTGGCTCCTTTGGCTACTGACACTGTAATTCTGATCAATGACCCGACTCCACTTCAGAACACTGTTCTCGCAGCATATTCAGCTTATCCACCACAAAAGATTGAATCAACACTCGATTCAATCATCCTAATCTTTCAAAGAGTGTACGACATGATGTTTTCTCGTACCGTTGTGATGAAAGATGGAATGGTAGACCCTTTCGACCCAACTTTACCGATTGATCTTGCGACCGTTGATAATCAAGGAAAAGTGATGATCACTGACCCTGCGGGCAGTAACACTTTTGTAATGGGTCCGAGTGCTGATGATATTGAAAACGCTCAACAATATGCAGCGGACGCGGCAGCTTCGGCGGCAGCGGCTCTCGCAAGTGAGAACGTGGCAGTAGCGGCAGCGGTTCAAGCTACAGAAAGCGCGGCAGACGTTGCGGCATACATCAGTGATTTTAACGAAGTGGATACTTCAGGCGGCGACGTGCCGGTTATACTTCCGCTTGCAATAGATGGAAAAAGAATCATATCTTACATAAATAAACTCGGTTCTGCGTTTAACATCGACGTTACACCTTCAGGTGGAGACACCATTCACGGTGACCCGAGCGACTCGTTAGGCACAGGCGAAGTTGGACAATATTGGAGCAATGGTACTGATACTTGGTACAGAATAAATTAAGGAGAAACGATGAGAAATTTAATTTTAGCAGTTTTGTTTTTGGTAGGGATGGATGCACAGGCAAGGGTAGCTTACGATGCGTACCGCATGGGCGCGACAGGTAACTTACCAACTTGGGGTAAGATTGATCTTGCCAACGGTACAACCGGAAGTGCGCCACTGGCTACTGATTTAGCAGGCGGACTTGGCGGACAAGTTTGCTACCAAAATGCAGTAAACGACACTGTGTTTTTGGCTAACGGAACTGCCGGACAAATTTTACAAAGTAACGGAACGACTCTCGCACCAAGTTGGGTGAGTGCTTCGGGCGGTACTGTAACTGCGGTATCGGTTGCTTCGGCTAACGGGTTTGCGGGTTCATCAAGTGGCGGAGCTACCCCCGCCCTAACTCTTTCAACTTCAATCACTGGTATGCTAAAAGGTAACGGAACTGCAATGAGTGCCGCTACAGCGGGAACTGATTACAGTGATGGTACTTCTGCATTAGCTACTGGTATTTTGAAATCGACTACTACTACAGGTGCGTTAACGATTGCAGTAGCGGGTGACTTTCCAACTCTCAATCAAGACACGACAGGAAAATCAGCTAGTACAGATGCATTAAAATCCGCTACTACTACAATCAACGTATCAAGTGCTACGGCTCCAACATCGGGTCAGGTTCTTACCGCTACTTCAGGAACCGCAGCGACTTGGCAAACGCCTTCAGGTGGCGGAGGAACCGCAAGTGTTAAATTTACTCTGGAAGGCGCAACCGTTCCTTACACTTCTATTAACGGCCCTCACTATCAAACAACTACTCAGTCACTCACTACTGTAAATATTTCTGCACTTGATTCAGGTACTTCGGGTTCGACTACTGTCCAAGTGAATCAATACCGTTCAGGTTCTTTGCTAAGTTCTGCTACCGCTTCATTGTCTGCATCGTCTGGAAATCCAAGTGGTTCCGCAGCGGCATTAAGTGGTACTTTAAGTTTGTTGGCTGGTGACATTATTACCGTGGATGTTAACAGTGTTGCAGGTGGAAACCCATCTGAATTATCGGTAGAATATTAATAACGAAGGAGAAAGAAAAGTATGAGAAATTTAATTAGTTTAGTTTTAGTTTTGTTTGCCACGAATGTTTTTGCGGCTACTGGTTCAGGAAACGTAAGTAACGTGTTAACTCTTGGAGGGGTTTCTAACTTAGGAAATCTAGTAATACCAGAGGCAAACTCACAAGGGTATTTTGCTTTGTACACCTCTGGAGTAGCAATTACTTCTGGTAACGTAGCTCCACTATATAAGAATGGGGTTGCATACCAAGTTACTGCGGCTAAAACTTTTAAGACTACAAAAATTTGTGTAGCAAGTGGTGCAGCTCCCGTATTTAACTATCAGCTAATAACAGCAACAGCTTCTTTTGCAGCTAATGCGACTACGGCATCATTAACTGGTCCAGTCTATCAAAGTGGAGCGGCGGGAGGATATTCTCTCATGAACGCTGCTGCTGCGGGAGTATATACTTGTTTTGATGCTACTTTCGATATGGCAGCGTCAACATACGCTGGCTACCAATCAAACAGCACAAATAATTCTGTGATCGTTATAGGTAAAGAAATCTAATATGAAAGTATTATTTTTGGCACTTTTAATATCGGTATCGGCGTGGGCACAAACTCCCACGCCTTCACCTATACCCGCGCCTACTCCAAAACCTAAATCTGAGTTTTGTGGATTGAAATTTAGTGGGGCTGCGTACAAAGCGTGGGTGGCAGCTAACTGTAGATAGGAGATCGTCATGCAAGATGCCGTAACATTTTCGCAGTTTGTTAACTGGGTATTTTACGGTTTACTTGCTTACGTGGCTGTGGACATAATGAGATCAATCAGAGAAGTGAAAGACAGCATTGCTACTCTGAATACACAAGTTGCTGTCGTAATTGCTCAAACTGAATCGCACAAAGAAGTCTTAGATAGACACGATGAGCGCATTCACAGTTTAGAGGTAAAGGAAAAATAGTAGTATGAAAAATTTTATCATGAAAAACCAACTGTCAATTTTCTTCGCATTCGCAGCCCTTATCATCGGAGTGTTCTTGGGCCAAAACGTTTTTGCTCAAACCCCAGACAGCATTCCGACTGCGAGTGAATACCTTCAACTTTTTTCATCTTTACAGGGTATTGGCGGTTTGAAAGCTGCCGGTATCATCACATTAATCGTGCAAGCGTTAATGTTAATCGTTCGCCAATTTGTTCAGGGTAAGTACAAATTGTTGATCGTGTCTGCTCTCACCCTAATCGGTGCGGCAGTGAGTGCGTATATCAGTGGTGGTAATTTTGCATCTGTGATGACTAACTCCGTTGTTTTAACTTCGGTGCAAGTTTTGGTTAACCAAATCTTCACTCAAATTAAAAAACCGGCGTAAAACTTCACGGACGAATGAGGAGAGATCGGATTAAACTCTGATCTCTCCAACAAAAAGAAAAGGGGAAATACAAAATGGCAGGACAAGGTACAGTATCAATTAAAGCTTATGAAAAACCACTTGGGTATGAACAGATTTTATCTGCAACTCTTGCGGCCCCTACTCAGTTAAACAAACCGGCTTACACAAAGGTTGCTTACGTTCAAGTCGAAGGCGGTCAAGTTCGTTACCGCGATGACGGCACTAACCCAACGGCGGCAGTCGGGATGCTTCTCGTAGATGGAGCATTTTTAGAATATGCGGGAGATTTATCCGCTCTAACTTTTCTCACCGAATCAGGGGCACCAAAACTTAACGTATCTTATTACGAATAGGAGATTAAAATGAAAAATACCCTCACTAAACTTTTACTTTTGGCGGGGGTGTTTTTCGCATCCTCTTCTTACGCTCAACGAATTAACGTTCCGGGCGGCGCTCCAAACTATAAACCGAGCGTCACCAATCCTGCGGCACTTCCGGCTACCGGAAACGCTACGGGTGATGCCCGCGTTTCAAAGTCTAACGCTTCCATTTACATTTGGGATGGAGCCGCTTGGCAAGGAACCGCAGGTGGCGGAGCCGCTGCATGGGGTGCTATTATTGGTACACTCTCAAACCAAACGGATTTACAAACCGCGCTCGGCCTAAAAGAAAATACAATCACTGCTACAACTTCTGCGGACTACTACCGTGGGGATAAAACTTTTCAACCGTTTGATGCTGCCGCGCAAGCTGCATCTATCTCTCAAGTAATCACTAATGGTGTGACGACTAAAGCGCCAAGTGAAGACGCAGTGTTTGACGGTTTGGCACTAAAAGAACCTACCATCACTGCCACAACTTCTGCGGACTATTATCGCGGAGACAAAACATTTCAACCGTTTAATGCCGCTGCTCAGTCTGCGGTAGTAACTCAAGTGATCACCAATGGGGTGACTGCTACGGCTCCGAGTGAAGACGCGGTTTTTGACGGTTTGGCGTTGAAGCAATCCACTTCAGAAAAAGATGCAAACAACGGTTACGCAGGCTTAGATGCAGGCGGAAAAATTGCAATCTCTGCACTTCCTAACACTGTGATGACTTTTGAAGGGCAGTGGAACGCAAACACCAATACTCCGGCACTTGCTGACGGTGTCGGTAATGCGGGTGATGTTTGGCGCGCTAACGTTGCAGGAACTACCAACTTTGGTTCAGGCGCAATCGCTTTTAACTTAGGTGACTGGGCTGTTTATAACGGAACGATTTGGGAGTACGCTGCCAATTCAAATTTAGTTATGTCAGTGAACGGGCAACAAGGTGTTGTGGTTTTAGATACTGATGATATTGCCGAGGGTACTAATCTTTACTTCACTGATGCGCGCGCAATCGCTGCTCCAATCACAGGGTTTACTTCCGGTGCGGGAGCATTAGCAGCTACAGATACTATCTTGCAAGCGATCAATAAACTTGACGGTAACATTGGTGCGGCCACTACTGGTAACGTCTACGGAATGGCGGGCTTCAATGCTTCCGGCGTTTTGTACTCTATCCCTAACTCATACCACACTGACTACAATGGTTTTTATACTACGATTCAAATACCAGTAGCGGGTGATGTTACTTATTTAAACATGGGTTCTGCGGCGGGAACGGGATTAGGTTCTGTGAACGGTATTCTTTTAAATAACCAAATCGAGAGTACAACAAACTTAACTTTAATTGATCTTAATAACTCCGCGCCAGTTGGGGATGATTTTCAGGGTTCAAGACTATTCAACACCGGAAACGTATTTGATGGTCTAACTATGCAATCGGTTGGTAACTCTGGTACTTTCGGCGGTCAGCTTCGTTTGATGGAAGCCAACAATTCAGGAACCGGCGCGGGCGGTATTTTATACAATATCTCAAACTCTGGAGCTATGTCCGGCCCTTTCACTGGGTTGCAAGTTAGCGATTCAGGAAATCATACGGCTAACAGTCAGGCGTTCAACATCAATAAAACGGGTGACACTACCGGCGATGCCAACGGTATTGGATTGAACATGGACGGAGACACAACTGGAAATGTTGTTGCGTTTACTTTAGGAGCAAACGCAAACTTAGTTGGTGGAAATTTCATGGGTCAAAACATTTACAGTAGTGATGTTGTGACCGGAAGTTCTACCATGGTGAGTATTTCCGAAAACGGAAGTTCTACAAATGAAACTGGTTTGAACATAAGTTTAGCCGGTACAGCAAGCACAAGCGTTGTGGGCGCAAACATTGACGTAAGCGGTGCTACTTTTGCCGGTCAGAAAACAGCTTTGCAAGTTCAGGGCGGTATTTTTAACTCAAGTAGCTCGGTTGACACTGGGGATTACACACCCGGCTTTTTCTTCAACAACAATAGTCTTGGTGGGCAATTGCAAATTGATTCAGGTTCACCGCTTTTAGCTACCGCAGGCTTTGGTAACAATCTTGGTATCGTAGTCAACTTTGACGATGACGTTACCGCAGACAACACTATTGGCGCAGGAAACAGTATCGGTTACTCGATCAACGGTTTTGTGAACCAAATCACAGGTGCTACAGGTAAAACTTTTGATACCATCAACTATATGTTTGCAGGCGGTTCAAATCCTTCCGGTGATGGAACGATTGAGAACTTAAACTTTTTCCGAGCAGCGGGGTTGTTAAACGCGGGTGGAAACTTAACTGCGACAAACCTCAGAGCGTTTTATGTTGACCCTGCTCTAGACGGCTCAGTTACCGCTACCAACAAGTGGGGTTTTATCAATGCTTCTTCTACTTCTGAAAACTGGTTTAAAAAGAACGTAGTAGTTGGCGGTACGACTGGCTTGGGTGAAGCAGGCGTGGAACTTGATGTTGACGGTGAAGCCCGTATTAGAAGCTTGACTACGGCTGGGTACGTGACAACGGACGCGACAGGGCATTTAACTTCTGTGGCTATTCCTGGCACTCCGGTTTCATCTAACATCACTGCCAACACCACTTTGTCTTCGGCTACTCGATACTACTTCTGCGATACTTCAGGCGGTGCTTTCACAGTTACACTTCCGGCAGCGGCATCTAACGATGGCGTGGCTTTCACAGTGAAGCATACTACTTTTGGTGGCGCAAATGACGTGACGGTTGCAACCGGCCAAACTATCGACGGTGAAGCGGGGGATACCTTAACAGCGGGTGAAGGTAAAACTTATATCAGTAACGGTACTGCATGGTTTGTGAGTAACTAATATGAAAGACGCATCAGGAATAGCAGCGGCGGTGAGCGCAGTAATTGGTTTGATTTATTTCATCTACGGCAAGGTGAGAGCGTCGCAAGGTGCAACCAAGCAAGAAAAACTTGATGCGCTTTATTTGGCAATGAGCAAGGCCACAACTGACCAACAAAGGAAAGATTTACAAGATGAGATTAACAAGCTTCTTAATTCTAAGTAGTCTTCTCAGTGGTTGTGCAACGTTTGCAATGGGTAGAAACCGTTGCGACGCTCCCGACTTACCAGCACGTCCAAACGTTGAACGCCACTTTCCAAACGAGAATGGTCAGTACATTTGTGATCAAGGTGTTTGCAATGTGAAAAATCAGCAATGTATTACGATCGAAGACGCTAGACTTACTGAACTGTGGATTAACTCAGTGTTAAAGGGTTGCGGTCAATGACCGGCAAACGTCTCATTTTAGCGCGTGATCTCTACCGTGAAGACGGTATTTTTGGTGATCTCATTGCAGAAGACGGCGACCTTGATTTATTAACTCTTGAACACTCCTACGGCCTGCTTCCCAAAGTACCAAAAGGTGAATACGTCTGTAAGCGGACGGTCTGGCACAAAAAAGGCATACCCACGTTTGAAATCACCGGAGTACCTGATGCCACTCGAATCTTATTTCACACAGGAAACAAGGAGCAAGACAGTGAAGGTTGCGTTTTATTAGGGTTGGCAAGGCTCGAAGGAAACGACGGCGTAATGTTGGTATCATCCAGTAAAGCTGCTCATAAACGTTTTATGGAGCATTTTGAGGGCGTTGATGAGTTTCCTCTCACAATCCTGTAACTTGGCAGAAAAGAACGAATACAAAGAGAATAAAGGCGCACAGAAAGACTTCGACGACTTTTACCATAAGCGGTTTAAACCTTTCATGGCCACGTAAAAAACACATATTAGCGCAAAAATAATGACGTAACTGATTAAGAAATCTTTTACTAATTTCATAGGCGTATTCTAATGCGGGGCAAGATGAAAGTCAAGATCATTTCTTTTTCCCGCCGCAAGTACAGGGGAACCAAATACAGTTAGGTTCATGGCTCATTGGAAGTACCTCTTGAACCTTTCAAAGTAAGACATTTTGCCAGTACGTTTCGCGTAATCCTCGCAAGCGTAACCAAGTGCATAGTTCACACTAAACTCGCGGTTGAACGTGTATTGGTACTCATGATCAAAACCGAGTTTATGTAGGTATTCGTGCATGATGTTTCCCGCGATCTCTTCTGCCGACCAATTGCGGAAAAACTTTGCATAAATCCACTGCGTAGGGGTGGTTGGGTAAGTGTAACCAATTACGTTTCTAGTCCATGAATTATCAAGCTCGATTTGAATATCAGCTTCGCTATCAGTTTCAGGAGTTAAAGTTTCACTGCCTGATAAAATTATAGATAGGACTTCTTGGTTGGTGAATGTGGTGTAATGAAATCTTGTGTGTTTATTGTCGTCGTAATCGGTGTACGAGTAGTTCAAAACAATCTTTTCAAATTCTTCTGAGTTGATAAACTCTTCAACATATTTAACTGCTTTGTTCAATTTGATAAGATCATTAGTAAAAAAGTTACTTGATTTTAAATTAGTTCTGAATATTTTTCTCATCTTAGTTCTCCACTTTCTCTCTTGTGAAATATCCGAGGATTAATCCTACCCCTAACGCAAGCCCCACCCCGTTTTCGTAAATCTCTCCGCATATTTTATCCCCTACAAAAATCTCATGACGTTTGGCAAGCTTGACAATGCCAACTATTTCTTTCCACTTACGGTTTTTCATGAATCTAATAATGGGTTGCTGTCTTGGGCCGACTACCGCAGCCGAAAGTAAAACTTGATAAATCAGAAACTCTGGGTCTTTCTGTTTGATGTTTGGTTCTAGTTTTCTTATTGCTTTGTTTACTTCTTGAATCGTTTTCATTCTATTTCTCCCAATCGGTTTTTGTTTTCAAACGTTTATCCCACTCATCCCTTGCTTGAGTAAGTGACGGTAACTCAAGAGTCATTAACCCTGCCCTGCCAAACGTAGCCGACGGGCAAATTGCTTTAATGTCTTCCATTAACTTGCCATCGCTTCCAATCCACAAAGTACCTCTGCGACTTCTTGAAGTGCTAATAAAAGCATCGGTAAAGTTTTTAAAGTCAACTGTCGTTTGCCATTCTCCATCGTTCATTGAACTGACACCTTCAAAGTAACCTTTGTAAAGTGAATCATGCCAATATTTTTCAAGAGGTGAAAGACTTGCTAATTGTTGTTCAACTAACCCTTCGGTTTTTGGTGCAACGGCCACGTTCACTTTGCTTATATCATAAGATTTAAGTTTGGTGAGTAGGTAACGGTATCCGCCTGCTTCCATGTTTTTTCTCATCGCGGTAAAGAAATCCACATCAAGACGACGACCTTCACCCACACTGAACACGGCAAAACGACGCTCATCTTCTGTAGCCGGTACAAGCCAAGCCTCGTTACCAATTACTGAAACACGCAAGCACGATTCAACGGAGTAAGAGTCAACACCTTTACGCTCAATTTCAACCGTTTCACCCGTGATCAAATCTTTTAAAATACCCTCTTGTTCTTTGTCACCTGACCAAAACGCCTCATCAAGTACCAAATAAAGTAAACTCTCAAGGTGACTGTTAAAGTTACCCACTACGTGACGACGTGAAGCTGTCACCATGTAGTTATCTTTGAAAAGGTTTCCTACACAATTAAGGAGCGCGTTTTTACCAGTACCCTTTTTACCTTTAAACACGGTTGCGACAAGCGGTTTCTCCCACGGTTTTTGAACAATGTGAGCAAACCAAGTCATCAGATATTGGTAAAGCTCAACATCGCCATGACAAACGTTTTCAAGCGCGTGTTCAGTGAAAGATGCGTAAGCGTCTAACATTTCTTTAGTGGGCTGCTCATCCTCTGTTAATGGTTCAACTGAGAAACCGCGCCAAGTGTTGTAAAATCTTTCATTGACTTTTTGCTCAGGAGCAAACACAAGCCCATCATAAGAACGGCGGAACCCACTTTTAATCCATTCTTTAGAGAGTGATTTTGGTTTATCTCCATCAGGTTGAAAGAATCGGTTAGCAAGTTTGGCGTGGAATGAGGGTTCGCTTAAATGCTCGACGATGCGTTTGCCTTTATAGTCCGTTGACTCGCGTAAAATTCTATGGTTTCCGCCGATGCTACAAAACGCATACTCTTCGCTTAAAATTTGAAATGGGTTTTTCGCTTCCGGTGCCTCTTCAAGTTCTGGTAACTGCGCTTCAATGGACTTACTACCTTGGGCATCCCCGCCGTATTTATAAGCAGACCGCACCACTGCTTCTAACTCTTCGTCTTCTAGCGGCGGTTCGCATTTCCAGAACTGCCCCATTAAGAATAAGTTTTGGTCGTAATCACAACCAAAGTCTTTTACGAAAGATGCGGCCTTGAAAGCCTCGTGATTTCGTTCACCACTTGTCACGGTTGGACGAGCGTTTAAAAACTTCATTGCGTCAGCTTCGGCGCGTTTTGGGTCAACCTGGATTACTTCTTTCGCCTCGGTTGACTTCTCTTTTTTCTCACTTAATTTATTGGCAATCCACTCGGGAAGCTCGGCAATCTCATGAGTGAAATCCATTTCATAAGTTCCACGCCCGATAGTTGAACCATGGCCTACCACAAACCCACCGTCTGCGCGAATGTCGATGCCTTCCCACAGGTTTACTTTGTTACCATAAAGAGTGTCTGACTTAAAAAACAAGTGAAGAGAACCTGAAGCAGTTTTCTGCATCAAAGTATCAGGTAAGTTATTGTGCTTTTTTAAATTGGCGAGAGTTTTAAAACCGTCTTTTTCATTTTTGAAATCAACGTCTACTACTACATATCCTTTAGTAGCGATACCGATGTTTGCAGTCGGATGCGATGACCACCAAGCATGAACTTGGTTTTTATCATCAGTAGCTTTCTCCGGCCAATTCTTCATGAACGGCATTGGAATTTTTTTATTTTCTAAAAGCGGAAAAACTTTAAATCCGAGCGACGCAAGTCGGTTAGCTGATTGGTATTTTGTGGTGTTCATTGAACGACTTCCCCTTAGTCTTTCCGATACCGTAATGTCTCAAACCCTTTGCTGTCAATCGGGAAACCCACAGCCCACACAGGGACTTCATTCATTGAGTTTTCGAGCATTCGCGCCGTGTAATTTTTATTATCTGGCACTTCGCAAACTATTTCATCGTGAACGTGTAAAACCACTGGTAAATTTGCTTGACTTGCTCTGATTAAAGCTTCACCCATTAAATCGCGGCAAGAGGCTTGTGTGATATTCTCCACCAAACTTCCGCCATAAGTTGGGCCGCGTGTCCATTTCTTTGTGAAGGTGTCTTCGTACATATAGGTGAGAGCCATTTTCTTTTTACCCCAAGGAGTGTCTATTTCCTCGATCTTGGGAAATGGGTAACTCATGATTCTACCACTTGGAAGTTGGCAAAGTAAAAATGAGCCAGACTTTTTAAAGCGAATCATGTTTGGTTGACCGGCGTTTACTGCAAATGTCGTGCCCGGAGTTTTAACCGCGTTCATTGCGGCCTCTTCAACGTCGTACCACAGTGCAACGGTTGCGGGTCTTGATTCGCGCCACACATCAACCAACTCTTTTGCCTTTGCATCGCTGATCACAACGCCGTAGTTTTTCGCCATTGAGTGGAAGGAACCAACCGCGCCTTGATAACCAAACGCAAGCTCCATGATTTTACCGAGTTGACGTTGGTCTTTGTTAACTGACATTGGTTCAATACCATACGCGGCAGCGTAGGACATTTTGTAAGCGTCTGGGACTTTTCCTTCCGTGTCCGCATCGAGTTTTATATAGTGCTCAAGTACCCACTCTTCACCCGCAAGCCAAGCGAGTTTTCGTCCCTCAACTGCCGACCAATCCGATACTAAAAGTTTATGTCCTTTTTTGGCTCTGATCATTGGGCGAATGAGACTTGCGCCGTCTGTTTTTACATCAAAGAATTTTCCAAATGTCTCGCCTGTTTTATCGTACCCAAGAATTTCAATAGCCTCTTCAATCTGAGCTTCATCTAAGTTTCCTCTAGGGAAGTTATGCGGTTGTAAATCACGCCCCGCCCAACGACCTGTTTGCTTTGCTCCGTAATAGAAAAATGTGTTACGGATGCGAGAGTCAGAATCAGCTAAATCGCACATCACTTGCATTTTAGCAGTAGAGTTTTTAGCGTACTGTCTTCTTATTTTGAGAGCCTTGATGACGTAATCGGGTAGTTTTTTATTATGGTCTAACTCGTTTTCGTCTGCCTCAAGGAGATCGGCAACGTGTTGTTTATCTACCGACTTGGTTTCAATCCCATACTTTAATAACCATTTCTTTAAAGCTGCATGACTTGCGGGTGTTGGTACTTGCCCGCCGGTCAACTCTTTAAACTCATGTAGCATCTCCATGTTTGCTACTTCTACAGCGATTGAAAGTTTTCTTGCGTTCTTCACGTCCACTTCAAAACCACGCTCATTGATCTCGCGATCAGCTAACCAAATTTGGTATTCTTTCGGCGGAAGTTTTCTTAATTTTTTATAAAGTTGACGTTCAACTTCCACGTCTTGTTTGCAATATTTATAAAGTGTTTCAAATATTTCTGGATGAGATTGAGGAGTTAAAAAGCTGCCATCACTCTGAGGTTTGCAAGTCGCCATCATTGCGCGGGAACCGGCAATATCTTTCTTATGTTCAATGCCTGTACTGATTGCAGCGTTTTCTAAACTGCTCATGAAACCTGAGTAGTTGGCCATCGCCATTGTGCAGTGACAAATATCAATCGGTAACTCCGGCCAACCGTGTTTGGTCACGCACACTTTATTCCAGATATTCCACTCGAAAGCCACGTTGTGGGCTACGACTGTTTCGCGGCTGAGAATGTGGAAAAGGATTTCATCAGGTAGTTTTTCACCGTGTTTGATTAACTTCACCGGCTCATCATCAAAACCATACCCCATGCAAGTAAAATCAGTGGAAGGGTCTGTAGCATAACTGTGCAGACTTCTTCTTATTAGTTCTCGTCTGGACTTGGTTTCAAAATCTATGAATAAAACGCTCATGGTGTATTTCCTTTTGTGGTGAAAACAAAACAAGCCGCAAAGTGATCGAAAACTTTGCGGCAAGTTCCGTTACTTAACTGACACCACGACAGTTAGAGTAAATCTGCTCCGTCGTCTTCGATAGCATCGAAAGCGTCTTCGGCTTTAATTCTTCCGCCACCAAATGAATCGCCATCTTTGGTTTTTTGGAAACCATTCAAGTACGCAGTCACGTAGTGAATTGGTGCGATTGGTTTTTTGGTGCGTGGGTCTGTCTGGGCGATTGAGTTAACATATAAGTTAACAGACAGGCGACCGTAGCAACCGCCGTAAACATCGGATTGCACTTCGATTTCTTTACGTTGACCATCGACCACAAACGGAGCGCCGTTTTTAGCTTTGGTTTTTGATTTGATCATCATGTTTCCCGCTGTTAAATGATCTGGTACAGCTTTGGACTTGGCAACGAGTTTATCCATCTCGACTTCTTGGTCGGTGAGAGGAAGAATCACGTTGTCCATTGGCCACTTCTTTTTATCCGCTCCAAAAGCGTCCACTAAAACTTCATCCACCGCTTTGTTGAAAGCTGTGAAGTCGGCTTTATCGTCGAAAATTAAATCGGCGCGATACTCTTTGTCTGTTTTTGAAAAGTTATCGGTTGGAGTGAAGAGGTATGGAAAACTAAGTCTTCCGATCGGGGTTGTTACACGTACTGATTTTTGCTTCTTTTTTGCTGACATATTGCCTTCTTTCTTTTTGCACTAAAATTGAGAAAACATTCTCTCGATAAGTGTGCGTTTTGTTGTTACTTCGCCATCATGCTCTAAAGGCACCAATTTGTCACCTGAAGAAATTGAAACCGTAAGTCCTTCAACGATCTCTTTCCCTGCCTTGCCGCCAATAGTCTTTTCAATCTGAGCCGGTGATTTAAGTTCCGGCTGAGTGTAACATTCATGAAGTACGTTTGGATTTACCAAGCTGTTTAATGCCGCTTTGGTTTTGTCCTCGTCTGCCCATTTACGAGTTGCGCGTTTTGGTACAAGTTTAAAACCTTCAGGCACTCTGCCTTTTAAAGCTTGCTCGTAAGCGTAAGACTTCATAGCCTTGCACCACTCTTCAACTGCTTCAATACCCATTAAAACGCTACCCATTTTTACCTGATCAAGCGGCGCGGGATGCCCGTTCTCCATCATGGTATCTTGGAAGTCTGTTTTAATAAGGTCTAAAGCCTTGTTTCGTAAAGCTGGACATACTGGTTTTGCTGAACAAAACCGGCACTGTTCTTCACCCACAACAAGCGGCGCGTTTTTCTCTTCGGTCTTCTTAATTGCATCCACTACCCTGATTTGAAATTCAGCTAGGTCAAGGAAGTCCACTTCCCAATGATCAATCTGTTCTTCACCTTCAAAGCGGGGTTGAACGATAGTGAGTTTCACTTTTTCAATCGGTGCCTTGATCGTGTAAGCCGAGCCAATACCATAGTAGAGAAGCTGAACGTTTCCCGTAGCGTAAACTTTTTTACCCGCGCCATGTTTGTAATCAATCACATGAAGCGTTTTGTTTTTGGCATCGTAGATCACGCAATCTGAAGTACCGCGAAAATCTTTGTGGATTTTCTTGTGTTCAAATCTAAGCTCAAGAAAAACCTTATTGTCTTTGTGGTTTCCGATCTCTTGTATCAATGATTTTACATAGTCAACATACACGTTCACGGCATCTTTCATTTCCTCTGTAACCCCTTCAGGGTCTTTCATTGGAAAATGACCATTCTTCAACTTGTACTCGCCGAGAGTGTGGGCAATAGTGCCCTCTTCGGCGTAACTGCTAGAAGTGTTTGGTATCGTGGAGCAAAGTCTAACGGAACCTGGGCATTTCTCCCAGCGTTCCATCGAACTTGCGCCAACTCCTGAGTGAGTTAGATTTGGTCCACTCATATTAAGCTAGTGCCTCTGATACTTTAGCAACGAAACGCGGGCGGAGATTCATTGGCACTTCAGTTACTTTTTTAGAACTGAGTGAAGAAAGAATTTTAGTCAATTCTCCAACGCCATCTTTACCATTGGCATTCATCTCGCGTAGAAGTTTACCGCCAACTTCGCGCATAGTAGCGTCGTCAATGTCACCTTCCTGCGTCTCAACGGTAGAGACTGCTTCCGCTTCGGCTGAAGTCGCGTCGTTTTTTGAGGCAGCTACCTCTTCAGCGATTTCAGCTACCGTGGATTTTTTAGCTTTAGGAGCTGCTTTGGTTTTTGGTTCTAACTTAGCCACTGCTTCAGCTTTCACTTCTGCGGCTTGTGGTGCGGGTGCAAGCGCCATAACAGTCTGGGTGTTTCTGTTCTCCAGTGCTGCCACTACTGCTTTTACTTCATCAAGGTTTGTTAGTTCGATAGTTATTTTCATTTTATATCTCCATTAAAGACTGAATGTCTTTTTGTTTTCTGATTAATATACTACTTACGAGTTCGTCAATAGAATCAGCAACCATTGCCACCCGTACATTCACCAAAGAAGTTTGACCAAGACGATCACAACGTGCAATCGCTTGAATGTTATTTCCTACAACCCAATCTTGCTCGACAAAAATCATTTCGTTAGCAGCGGTTAACGTGATGTTCGTTCCTGCGGCTAAGATGTTACCTATGAAAATCTGACAATCAGTAGAGTTTTGAAAACGTTCAACTCGTCTTTGTCTTTCATCCGGTGTGATTTCACCAAATACACTGACCGCGCCGAATTTTGATAACCCTAATTCTAACTGTTTAATGGTTTCAGTGTGAGAAGCAAAGATCACAATTTTTTTATAGCTGCCTTCGGTTAGTTCTTCACTCACCAATTTAATAATAGGGTCAACTTTAGCAAGTGACATAATTCGTTTTACTGAACTGATACTGGCGCTCATGCCGGTTAAAATGTCGAGAGCCTGATCAGCATTCACGCTGCCAATGCGTTCTTCTAACTCTTCAATCTTTGCCTTGTCTTCAGGGGTCATCTTTCCGAGTTTGGCTTCGATAGGAAATTCAGAAACCCGATGACCTTTTAAATCTTTCAATACTTCCTGCTTAGTTAAACGCATCATGATTGAATCAAGTTCGCTTCTCAAGGTTGGCATCATATTACGTTTGGCTCCTGTTATTCTTTGGCTGTATCCATCCCAATAGCACTCACAATATTTTTCAATAAATGCTTTTGCTCCGAGTTTTGTCGCGCCGAAAGTCGCCATCGTCGGCCAAAGCTCAAAAGGATGGTTTGGCATTGGTGTACCGGTGAGCAACCAACGGCGGGATGCAAGTCTAGCCACGCCATTCATGCCTAAAATATTTTGGGTGCGTTTAGTCGTGTTGTTTTTAAGGTAGTGGCTTTCGTCTGCGATCATAACGTCAAATTTTAAGCCACTAAAATTACCAATATTTCTCACGATATAGTCGTAGCTGCAAATGTTGATCGCGTTTAGTTTCGGCTTGTCATTGCTCGTGCTCATAACGTTGACGACACGAGGAAATGCCGCCCACTTTTTGATTTCCCGCGCCCATGTAAGGCGAGAGATAGCCGGACCAATGACAAGCCAAGATTTTAAGCCCAGTTGTTCTGCGGCTGTAATTGCAATAGCGGTTTTACCAAGCCCCATGTCGAGCGCAAGTAAGCGGTTTGGATGGTTTTTAAGCCATTCAATTGCATCAAGTTGATAAGGTAGTAATTGTGGTGTGATGTTCATATCTTATAGACTGGGAGTTAATCGGTACATGTACCGATTAACTTAATTTTTATTTATTGTCAATAAATCCCCAAGTGTGGGGCTGTTTTTCTTCACTGAATACCGCACTCTTCACAAAGTCCATATAACCCTGTTTAAGCACGTTTAAGCTGAGTGTAGTCGAGCTTTGGGGTGCGCTCATCACGATCGCCAAGTGTTCAACTACGTCACCGTTTTCCGCTTTGCGGAATAGTACGTGATCGCCGAGCTTTGGTATTTTAATTTTCGGGTCTTCTGCTTTCGGCGCTGCTTTCGCAACCGGTTTAACTTCTTTTTTAACTGGCGCTTTAATATCTGCTTCACCGAGCAAGTCATGTTCTGATTTTTTCATATTTAGTTCCCCTTTTCAATTTTGTAATCGGTTTTAAAACGGATATAAGGCAGTCCTTCAGGCAAAACAACCCACTCTTTTCTAGGGTAAGTCCACTCCGCCATGCCTGCCGCCATTGCAAGGTAGCAAAGGTTTAAAATACTTCTGTCGTTGCCCCATACCCGCCCCTTTTTATCGCGTCGTAGGTTACGGATTGAAACGCCGTCGTCACTGGTAAAAAATTCATCGTCAAATTCATTGATCGCGGTTTTAATAAGGTCGACGTGGCGCTCTAGTCGCTCGTCTTTAAATAACCAATGACCATTTAGAGAATCAACTCTAGTGATGTTCTCACCTGTCACCAAAAAGTCTTCAATGACAAGCCGATTGTGCTCATCTTTTTGCATTTCCTTTTTCTCTTCACCCTGGGCGAGTTGAGACTGGGTGTTCAACTCCTCTAACTCTTTCATAGTGAGCATGGAGTCAGCCGCCATCAAGTCAATCGTGTGCTGAAAAGCGGGGTCTTTGTGGCGCGGAGTATGGCGGTGCTTGTTGCGTTTCTTTTTTAACTGTCTGCTCATTTTATCTCCGGTACGTTCACACATTTTGCCGAGCAACTACCTGAATAGTTCTTTTTTAATTCAATACAATCTTTCTTAGTTTTAACTAACGCCGATTGCTGAACCCATGTGCCGTTGTAGTTTTTGTCATTTATTTTCTCAACGTCAGAAACACACATTACCAAAAGTAAATATATCATTTGTACTCCTTAAAATTTTAAATTACCCTTGTCGTTCATTACTTCATAAAGCGCAGGGTATTCTTTTTTAATCGTTTCAATACTCGTACCATTAGCAGGTTTTTTAATCCAGCCCTTTGGTATTTCGGCGCGGTCACTCACTAACACGCCGCCAACTTTGTGCGGGGTTTGATAGAGTAGATCAGCTTCGGGCATGGAGGCGTTAGCTTCGTCAGCGTCGACTACAATAATAAAATGTTTTTCAGTGGTGGGGTAGTTTTTAGGTGCATCAGCCCGCCATTGGGGTTTAGGGTCTGAGGTAATGCGGGCAATTCGCTCGTCTTTTGATTCGTTCAAACGTTCTGAGAGATCAGATTTTTTTAACGTGGCCTTGTACTTTTCAAGCCACTGTTCCTCGGTCATTAAATTACTGCTCATGGTTCATTCCTTTTTAAAGTTTTTACCCGCCCTCACGTTAACTTAGTCATACAGCAAGTAATATTAGTTTTTTGAGAGCGGATAAAAGAGGTATTGCACTTTTGAAACTATTTCTTTTTCTTTGGTGCTGCTTTTTTAGATTTAATTTTAGATTTTTTCATCGCGTTTCTCCTTTCCGAAAGTTTGGTAAGCTAAAAATGCAAGTAATGCGCTCTCTGCTCGCCCGTCTTTTGATTTTAAAAATACCTCATTAACATTTTTATGCAAGTTGAAAGTCTGGATAGCTCGCGCAACGCTTTCCTTTTTGTCTTTACCTATCCCAAGTTTGGCTTTCCACACCGCCGGATTGATTGGGTAGTAGCGAATGCCAAGTGATTGCAACACGCCTTTAACAATACCAACACCTTCACCAAAAGTAAAAGCTCCCGCCGCTCCGTCTCGTGGCATCGCGTGGGGTTGCTCAAAATAAACAGGTGCATGATTTAAGAACGGTTCAAAGCCATCAAACAAAGTAAAAATTGCATTTCCATTTGGCTCTCGTCTGTCTTTAATGTGGCTCGGTCGTAACGGCATATCGTAAACTTGCAAGCCGTGGGTAAGGTCGAGAGGATTAAAAAAGGTGATCGCCCCTTTTAAACCGCAGTCAATGCCGCAATAGTATTTATTTCCTGTGATTATTGGTTGGTTCATTTTTTGAACTCTCTTGGCGTGAACTTCCACCCGTTCTTTTTGTAATATTGTTCTCGATGGTACTCGCTTGTCATGTGTTTTGATTCTTTTGCTTCTTCTTGCTCGCGTTGTTCACGTTGTTCCGCTTGACGGTCTTCTTCATTTAAAAGGAATCTAAATTTTGCAGGTATATCAACACCTGAATCACGCAAAGCTGACCAAAGCTCTTTCCATTCGTCCTCGTTTGGTGTCCATTTACTTTCAATCGTCGAACACTCTTCATTGTCGTGGTGTCTTGCTTCGCAAGCGTTACAATGTTTACTCATTTTATTTATTCCCATTTACCAAAGATAGCGCGGTAAAGTCTCTTTGCTTCCTTTAATTCTGCGCGGAGTTGTTTAAGTTCTTTCAAAGATATGAAAATATTTTTATTGCCGATTGACATTTGTATAGCCTTTTTACCATTCAGAAGTGTGACTGGTTTTGCTTCTACGTATCTCATTTGTTCATTTCCTTTTCCTGTTTTTCAATCCGTTTTTTAATTTTCGTATGTGTGTAGGTTTCATCATGCCACTTTACAGCCCATCTTTTCTCGGCTTCGTATCTGTCTGCCAAAGATTTCATGTCATTAAAGTCTGTGCGCTCACTTGCCGAAAGGTAAAACTCTACTGTAATGTTAGCGCGTCCTAGTAACGTCCTAACATCAAACGCATATTGATAGGTCATGTTCTTTGTTGCAAAGTAACCATGGCAGCCCATTGGTAGCCTGATGCGGTCATGAGTGTAACGTTCTGCTATGGCAACGAACTCCGCGTGATCTTTGCAAACAATGAACGTGGTTTTATTTGGTAGGGGTTTCATTTTACTGCATCCATGATCTTTTTATTCGCCCCGCTCCATCCCGCAATACATTTTTCAAAGTTGTTTTTCCATGTGATACTGTTATCACTTAAAAAATCTCGTTGAATCATCGCGCCTAGCATGGTGAAACTGAATAACTGAGCTAAAAGTATAAACGTTTTCATCCTAAAATATCTTTCGCGCTCTCATCGGCTTCGATCTCTTTTTCCAAGTCATAACACGCAATTAAAAAATCTTTCATTTTCCGCGATAGTTTTTTAGATAGTGTGGCTTCAAGTGAAAAATGATTAAACCTCATCGGCGGGATTGCAAAAATATCGGTTTTGTTTCGTTCTTCGTTAATGTGTGATGCCACTTTTCCCAGTCCGTAGCTTTTTAATTTTGCCAATGTTTCAGGGTATATTGTTTTAATCACCCCTACTCTGTTTTTGCCCCTATTGTCTTTTCTGAGATAGGGTTTTAAATTAACACCGTGTTTTTTCTCAATAACGTCAATGATCGGGGAGTATTTAAAAGGGATTGCCTGAACGTTATACATTTGAAAATTTGCGGGTGGTACTTCTACACCTTCCATTTTAAACATTAGTTTCAAAGCGGCAAGCCCGCCCAGTGGTTTCATGGTTTCTTTTAGTGTTTTCATTTGAAAAACTCCTCAAATTTTTTACTGCCGTATTGGTCTTTTGTCATTTCGATGGCTTTTGCAATGCTTAGGGCTTTAGGTAATTTTTTACCTTCACAAAAGTTTTTAGTCCCTAAGCTACACGCGCCGGTTATCACTCGGTATGCCTCTATTATATCGTCAATTGGTTTAACATCATTTTTCTTCCACTTTCTAAAGTGTGAAGTGTCGCGGTTTGATATTTTATATCTTAAATCACCTATCGCATCTTTAATTGTTTTTCCGTGGGAGAATTTATCACCTTTTTTGACGACGTAAGACATTGTATGTTTAAGAAAGTTTTCTTCAACTTCAAAAACTTCAATATCTTTTATTTTCTTTTGGCTAATCAACTTTTTAGTAAAACCATCGGCATGAACATAACCTTGTTTTAACCATTCTTTAAAACTTCGCTCAATTTTTTCAGGCGTTTTAATAACGGTGGCAGTTTTTGATTTCCTACCTACTTTACCTGAAAACCCTCTGAAAGATGCAACCGAATAATCTAGTAATTTTTTAAGTATTACAGAAGATACCAAAACTGTAATCATTGAGAAATCATGCGCCACAACGCTTGAATTTTCCCGCGCCACAACGCTTGAATTTTCCCGCGCCTCAACGCTTGAATTTTCCCGCGCCTCAACGCTTGAATTTTCCCACGCCACAACGCTTGAATTTTCCCACGCCTCAACGCTTGAATTTTTCAGCGCCACAACGCTTGAATTTTCCCGCGCCTCAACGCTTGAATTTCCCCGCGCCTCAACGCTTGAATTTTCCCACGCCACAACGCTTGAATTTTCCCACGCCACAACGCTTGAATTTTCCCACGCCACAACGCTTGAATT